CCGCCCATGCTGGCCTGCTGCTTCATCAGCTTGCCGGTCAAGCTAATCATCGCCACGTCGCCGGTTGTGTCGCTGCGTGAAAAGGGGACAGGACCCTTTTGCCGGAACGGCCCGGAGGGTGCTTCGCACAAAAGGGTCCTGTCCCCTTTTCGCGCAGCCTGCTGTTGCAGATGGATGTGCAAGTCCGTCTTGCGGAACAGCTCGAGCGTTTGCGTGAGCGCGTCGGGCAGGATCGCCCACGGGCCGATCCACTGCTCGTAGTAGGGAACTTGCAGTTCAGTCATCGTCACCCTCGTTGGCTGGTTTCGGTTCGTTGGCCGGGGCGGGTTTCGAGGCGGGGCGTGACCGGCTCTTGTTGCCGGGCGTCCCGCGCTGCTGGACGCTGACCTGCACGCCTTCGGGCATCGGCCAGGTCAGGATGTCCCGCCAGGTGAGATCGAGCCCCAGGCGGGCGTTCAGCTCTTCGGCCTTGGCGTGGGCCAGCTCGATCCGCGCCCCGTGGTCGGCGACGATCTCTTCCGTCAGGTCCCCGAAGTCGATCCCGCGCGAGGCCGCCAGCCGCCGCGGGGAGGACAGCAATCCCTTGGCCTGCAGGATGTCAGCCGTCGCGTCGTCCACCGGTTGGATGTAGGGCAGCTCCTGAGCGTGCCACACGTGGGCGAACGGGTTGACTTCGCCGGCCGGGATGTAGCCGAGGGACGCGCGGAGGGAATCGGCACGCTCGACGGCCTTGCGAAGCGCACTGTCGGTCACGGCCCACTGGCGGACTTTCCATTCGTACACGGGACCGTGGAACGAGGTCATCATCCAGGACTGGATTTCACGCCACCGCTGGCGGGCCTGGTCGATCGCGCCCCGGAAGCCGCTGTAGTTCGTCTCGCTGGCGTCCAGCAGGAACACGCACAGCGGCAGGTCCAGATTCACGGCGAGGATGCCCAGCAGCATCTGCGAGTGCTCGAAGAATTGCAGCCCCGGCAGCGTCGGGACGAAGCCCCGCAGCCGCTCGCCCTTGTACCCGTAAATCTCGAACCCGGGCGCGATGTCGGTCAGGGTCCGCGTCTCGCCGTCCGGCCGCGTTTCGGTGGTTTCGCTGTGGTCCCCACCGCCGGCGAATGGCAGGACCGGGGCTCCGGCGTCCATTTCGCGGAGGATCGTGTAGCAGGATTGGATCTTGGCGGCCACCAGGTTGGCGAACTGCAGGTCGTCCCAGTGGTCGGCCGTGTCCGCCATCGGGGCGAAGGCCGTCACACCGCGGGTCTGGCTGCGGCGGTCCGGCAGGTAGTGGTGGAACACCTGGCGGCGTCCTCGCTGGTCGCGAGCGGGGATCTGCGTGATGTCGTTCACGCGGGTGACCGAGCGCCAGGGCTCGATGTCTTCCTTCGTGAACCAGTAGGCCAGGCGTCGGCGCCGTTCGTCCTGCTGGACCCCATGCACGACGTTCTTGGTCGTGTTGCGAGGCGTCTTGAGCCGATGCCCTTCCTGCGATTCGATCCCGCCGTCTCGATTCGGCAGCGAGCAGATGTCGCCGTCGATGATGACGTGCTGGAGGGTCAGCTTCTCCATCCCGTGGAAGTCGAGTTCCTGCTGATCGTCGCAGGCTTCGGGCGAGCGGGACCATTCGGCCCAGCGGTAGCCGTTCACGTCGTCGATGGCCTTGTCGCCGCTGTCGCTGTCCAGCACGAAGCCGCGGCCCACGACGTTGGCGACCAGGCGGCGGACGCCCTGCATGACCAGCGGGTTGTTGCGGGTCATTTCGCGGGCCATTTCCATCGCGCCGAAGTAGGCGGACTCGGTGCGGTAGTGGTAGTCGGCGTGGGAGCCCAGCGTCATGATGCCGGTCTTGGTCCGCTTGTACCGCGAGGCTTTCCCGATATCGTAGTCGGACTTCAGCTCGGCGAACTGCTCCAGGATGCTGCCCGCCATGCTTTGTGGTCGGCGTTTTGCAGTCATCCTCGGAAGTTCTCCATCGACAGGTAACGGACCCGCCCGCTGCCAGCGCCCGTGGTTGCGGGGTGGGCATCTTTCCACCGCTGGGCCGCTTCGATTTCGGCTTGCAGGGATTCGCGGGTGAACGTCTGCGGGCCACGCCCGGCGGACAGGGGCAGCCGATTGCGCAGGATGCGGCAGGCGGTGATGAAGGCGTCGGCCTTCGCGCGGCTGCTGTCCTCTTCATACGAAGCGTTGTCGTCGTATGCGGCGAGGACTTGGGCGTCGGTCGAATTGCTGCTCAGCGTGGCCATGAACTGAGCATGAAGAAATCCGGGCGGGGCGTAAAGACAAATGGGGGTTATACCGGAGGTATATCTGGCGGGACCGCAGAATCGACGCTGGCGGACGTGGGGGATCCTGCGAGCGCGTTCTGCCGCCGAGACCAGCGGCAGAATACTCACACCCGTTCGGATGGGATTGGACGCAAGGCACAGCGATTCCGCCGCTTAGGATGTCCAGCTGTTTACTGGCGATTGCGTATTCTGCCGCCGGAAAGTCACTCCATAAAACCGATGGCCATTCGAGGGGCCGCTGGAGAGGTATCGCCTGCATGGTATATGGACCACATAAAACGCGTACCCAGTCGAAGGGAATTCGCCGCAACAGCTTGCCAGACAGCCGCTTCTTCGCTAGGCTCATGACTCGGTCGATGAGCGTTCTGTGGCCAAAATCGCCGCAGTAACTAATTATTGGTCCCGTAGAATTAGAAGTTCGTCCGCAGAACCCGGGGCCGCTGAAATCTCCGTTGGCCAGACGCCACGGTTCCCGGCATCGCTGGCTTCGGCCGGATCTGTCCGCTATCGCATCCTCTGTGTCCTATTGAACAGGAGGCAACAAAGACAACAGAGGCATGCCCTGGTCTCCGTTACCTTTGTTTCCTCCTGTTCAAAATTTACCTGCCCTTGGCCGCGCCGTTGGCGATTCCAAGAAAAAATCCTGTTGAAAGACCGTCCGGTCGGCTACGCTGCAGGGCTCCGATGTACTCTTCCCGCTATCGCATTCCCGGAGCCGCAGAAAAACGTGCGGCTCGTCTAGCAAAACCAAGCCATCCCGGCGATGGCCCGGCCTGCCCTGAATGTCCCGCGTCCACGTCCACGGCAAAAGACGATTGCCGCCGCGCCGGCCGTGCGGTAAGATGACGGTCGTTCGACTGGGCGACGGTCGCCCAGTCCCGTGCCGGCCGCGGACGAACCGTGCGGACGAACCAAACGATGCACGCCAGCGGCGGATGGGATCGGGCGGCATGGAAAGCGTTTTGACCGCCGCGGCGTGATCGCGGTCGTTATGTCCCTTAACAGCTTTGAGACCCACCATGTATCGAATTCTTGCATGTCTACTTGCTGCGTCGGCATTGATCGGATGCGGCGAAAGGCCGACGAGTCAGGACCCGCTGGCGACGCCATCCCGCACGTCCGCACCACCGCCCACCGTCGTCCTCGAAGAGGCGAACGAACCCGTCGCCACGAACGTCACGGCCGAGCTAACGACCGAACAGACTGACTTTGGCAATGAATGGAAAGCGTCATCCACGGAAGAGCGTCGAAGAATGGCGGATTTGGCCAAGGTGTACCCGCTATTTCAAGGCGCAACGAAGCCTCAGATCAAGGCGGCGCTCGGCGTGCCTTCCGGGGCGGGGATTGACCGATTCGGTGATGACGTGATGCGCTACGAACTTGGGGATGTGCCGGGCGCCGACGGCGGCGGTAAGTACCATTTGACGTTTGTCTTCAAAGATGACGTGGTTGTTACTGTAATGGGAAACTTTATCTCGATATCGCCTTGAATCGATTGGACATAACCAGTCGCTGGACGTGCGGACTGGAAATGGTTTGTTGACAAGCGGGTGTGAACCCCGCCGGAGTAGCTCCTAGCCAGAGGCTCCGTATCGAGTGTTGCAGCGTTGGTATAAGGGCGGCAAAGTGGGTGGTAACCAGACACTCCTCCGAAGTCCAGCGTTGAAGCGTACACAGAAAGGACGCGAGGATGAATGGACCGGGCGTAGCCGTCCGGCTGTGAATGGTATTGAGCTCCGAAATCTTGGTATCTATCGGATCCTGCCCAGGGCGTGTCCATACCTGAAGGCCACACCGATCACCGCGTCTTGGCAAGCGGTGATCGGAGACCCGGAGTCGAAGGCCCATTCGCGTGTCACATCATGTCAGCAAGGCAACCAGTGAGGCCCTGAAGTTCTTGGACGCATCATGAAGACCAATCATGCCCGTCCGAGTATGCCCGACAAGCCTCGCAAGCAAGGGAGGCAAATGACAACAGGGAGTCCGAAGGATGCGAAGTACCGTTGAAGCTCGACAACCGATCGAGTGGATCGAAGCCGGGTAATGCCGGTGCAGGGAAGGCATCCAAGCCAGTGCGCGTGGCGACCGAGACGCCCTCCGGACACAGTGCCGGACTTTGGGCGATTTTCCGGCGTCCACGCAGCGGGCGTCAAGCCCGCAGGTGCTGGTGGGGAGCCGGGTGCGTTAACGGCGCACGCCCGGTTCTGGGAGGGGCCAGGGGTCAATTGGACAGGGATCAAATATTGTGACACCACCAGAGGAAACGGGTGGCAACGGGGAATACAAACTTCGTCCTAAATCGCAGAGCCGTACACCCTACTCGCCGGGAGCGGCGGCATCCCGGCTGTTTGAAATGGAAGCGTCATGGGCCGCCGCCCCCGTGATGCCTATTCGTTCCGCGTCGGCTATGGCCTTTCCTGTAGCTGCTCGATCAGCCACACCACGGCGTCGTTGCGATTGAAGACTTTTCGACCGTTGGCGAGCTTCGCCCCGGTCTCCTTCAGGCCCCACCAGAGGCGATGTAGGAGGTTGCGGCCGGTGTGACTGCGGCTCTTGATGAGCTGCAGGTTGACGTGGGCTTTGCAGAACGAGGGCGTGCCGTCCAGGCCGGGCGGGTTGTCGCACAACGGGACCTCGATCAGCACGGTTTTGATCTGGCGGATGATTTGCTGGACCGACGGAGCTGGCTGGGCCGGCTCGACGGGGGGCGGCACGTCGGCTTGCTGGTCGGTCAGCGTGATGTCGGGCAGAGGCTCGGGCTGCGCCAGTTCCGGGGCGGACTCCGGCGTGGGGCTGGGCAGGGGCGTAACGGCTAACGAGTCTTTGTTTACGGTCACTCGGGGCATGGGGGATCTCCTTATCGGGGTTGTTGAAAAAGGGGGACAGGCACCGATCGTCCTGAACGGAGCCAGTCCCCGTTTTTCAACGGGGTTGAATCCATGAAGTTCCGGACGGGGTGTCTTGGTCTCGGGGCGGGGGTTTTTTGGCGGGTTTGGTCGGGGAGTTTTGTTTGGGGCGGATGGTCCACAGGCCCCAGATGGTGCGGGCGGCGATGGCGTAGGCGGTGGCGTCGAGGTAGTGGTTGGCTTTCTGGCTGCGGAGGTGGCCGGGGCGGGAGCCTTCGGGGACCCAGCGGTACGAGCCGTTGGGTTGCTTCTGCCACTCTTCGCTGAGGATGTGGCCGGCGTAGTTCTGGTGCCGCTGCCATTTCTCGCGGCCGGCTTCGTCGCGCGGGGGTGTGAACAGGGCGAGGCTGCCGACGGTGCCGAACGGCTGGAGGAAGCCGTGGTGAACTTTCAGCTTCCAGGCGTCGGCGTCCAGGTCGGCGAGCCAGATGCCGTTGTTGTAGGACAGGTTGCACTCGGGGAGGGGCACTACGGTCTGGCTGGCGTTCCGCTGCTGCCACGGCGAGCGGCCTTTGCAGGGGAGGATGCCGCGGAAGCCGGCCTGGGCAGCCAGGATGTAGACGGGCTCGACGCCCCATTGCTTGTCTTTCCAGCCGCTGTCAATCAGCGTCAGGTCGGGGACCCAGCCGGTGCCTTCGCGGTCGTCGAGCTGGCCCCAGGGATGCGTGCGGATGCCGTCCCACCAGGTTTGCAGGCCGTCCAAGACGAGCTTTTCGCAGGCGGCGGCCGGGCGGCCCTCGGTGGCGAAGGGGACGAACGAGAAGTCGATGATGCTGCCGGCCGCGGCGTCGGACCAGGCGATGGTCACCACGTGCAGGCCGTTTAGGTTCACGTCGGCGCCGCAGGTCAGGGCGATCGTGTCGTCGGGGACCACGCCGCGTTCGTGGCCGGTGCGGCAGTTGGCGCGGATGTGGTACGTCGTCAGATACAGCTGCTGGGCGTCGACTTCGGCGGGCGGATCGTTCTGGTACTCGGTCAGGAAATGCTCCAGGCCGCGGTCGGCGATGATATTGTAGGCGTGCTGGAGCGACGAGTTTTCCAGGGGCGTGCCGTCGGGGGCCGGGTCGGTGATGTACCGCGACGGGTTGCCCGTGACGGCGCCGGCGTCCATTTCGGCTCGGTGGTCGAGGTAGAACTGGTTCGCCCCGCGGGCCGTGTCGTCGCCGGTGTTCTGGTTGGTCTGCCGAGCTTCGATGTAGCGGTCCCAGAGGTCCTTGCGGTCCGGCCAGACGATGATGAACTGCATGCGACGGCCCTTCCAGGACGGTTTGCGGGCGCGGTCGATGTAGGTGGCCGAGAGGCTGTAGCTGCTCATCGTCGTGGTGAGCATCACGCGGGCCAGCCGCTTGCCGGGGCCGCCCAGTCCGGCCAGGTCTGCTTCGATCGTGCGGGCGCGGAGGTCCGTCTGGACGCCGCTGCGGGCCGAGTCGCGGGTTTCCGGATCGTCGATGATCACCAGATCGGGGCGTTTGGTGCCGACCAGCACGCCGCGGATCGCGGAGTCGAGCCCGCGGGTGGTGATGACGGCCCCGCTGCCCAGGGACTGTTGGCCGGGGCGCAGACGCGGATCCCAATGGTCCGGCACGCGGACGGTGGGCAGGACGATGTAATCCTGCGCCCACTTCAGAAACGTCCGCTTGCCGTTGGCCGTCTGCGTGGCTCCCCGCTGGGCGGTTCCGTCCAGGGCCAGGATCGGATCGCAGATTTCGGGGTAGTCGTCGGCCAGGGCCTGGTTGCGCTCGAGCTGGTACTTGATGTTGGCCAGGATCTGCTCGGCGTTGGGGCCGGTGGCGGCGGCGATCAGCGGGAACGAGAGAATCCCGTGCATCACGCAGTAGATCGTCACGCACTGGACGATCGAGGTCTTGCCCTCGCCGCGCGGGGCGGCAATCGCCTGGTCGCCGCCGTAGCGGGCCGCGTTCAGGATGGCGGCGACCATTTCCCGGCGTTGGTCGGTCCAGTCGCCCCAGAACACGTCGGGGAAGTAGCAGGTCAGGAACGCGTAGATGTCTGCCGAGTTGGCCAGGCGGCGCTGGACGTCGGCCGGATCGCGGATCTTGACGTCCTTCAGCGATGCCCGGATCTTGCGTTTGCGCAGGGCGTCGGCCACGCGGATGCCGGCCTTCTTGTCGTCGCCGGCCAGGCCGGTGATTTGCTCGACCTGCCGCTTCAAGTCGGAAACCGACTGCTGGCGTTTCTGGATTTCGGCTTTGAGCGTCATGGTCGTAGGTCGGAAGTCGGAAGTCGGAGGGCAGAGGGCAGGGCGAGTGGTGCTTGGTGCTTGGTGCTTGGTGCTTGGTTTGGGCGGCTGGGATTCGTTTTGGCTGCGTTGGGGGTGGTTTGGGGGTTCTGACTGCTGGTTTTCGTTTGGTTGCGTGGGAAGCGACGTTTTGCTCGTGGAAACCGGCGGCTGGCGACCGCTGGGGCTGCCGGAGGGGCATTGGTTGCCGGGGTTTGACAAAAAAAGCCGCATTCCCGACGGGACGCGGCTACGAAAAAAGGGAGCGGCCGCGCCTCGTGGTGAGGCGTGCAACTCCCCATGATGTTAATCTAGCATGTACCGGGAGTGTTTTGCAAGGCAGTCCGAAAGAAGCGGGGCCTGACCGTCAGCATGTTCTGTAGGTCGATGCCGTCCTTGCTCCACCACTTCCACCGTAGTTCAGCTTTCAGTTCGACGAGTTCTTCTTCCATCGCCTTGGCATACCGTTGCAGCCACTGGTTTGGCAATATCGCGTACACGTTCCGTGCCCCGCCGACGTCCCCGGCCGTCAAAGTGCTGTTGGCTAAGGAGCAAGGCCAGTGGAAGGTAGAGCGGTTGACAGTGGAGTGAGTCTTCCGATTTGCTATACTGCCAGCCAGCGATGTCTCTCCCGCAGGTTTCCTTCAATCCCCGGCAGCTGAGCATGGACGAGCAAAAGATTCAGAAATTCATCCAACGTTGGTCGAACTCCGGCGGCGCGGAACGGGCCAATTATCAACTGTTCCTCTCCGAACTGTGCGACGTGCTGCAGGTCGCCAGGCCGGAGCCGACGGTCGAGGACGACGCCCGCAATGCGTACGTCTTTGAACGCAACGTACTGTTCGACAATCTGGATGGCACCCACACGACGCGGCGGATCGATCTGTACAAGCGGGGGTGTTTTGTCCTGGAGTCGAAACAAGGCGTCTTGCAGCACGACGCCGCGCCGGTCCTGTCGGCTCGGCAGCAGGAACTGCGGGCCAAACGCAAACGGGGGCACGGCACGCGCGGCACGGCGGCTTGGGATGACGCCATGTTCCGCGCCCGTGGCCAGGCCGAGCAGTACGCCCGCGCCTTATCGCCCGCCGAAGGCCGCCCGCCGTTCGTCGTGGTGGTCGATGTCGGCCACTCGATCGAGTTGTTCGCCGAGTTCTCGCAAACCGGCGGGACCTACGTGCCGTTTCCCGACCCAAAATCGCACCGCATCCGCCTGGACGAATTGGCGGACGCCGAAGTCCGCGAGCGGCTGCGTCAGGTCTGGACGGAGCCGCTGAGTTTGGACCCCGCCCGCCGTTCGGCCCGCGTCACCCGCGAGATCGCCGCCAAGCTCGCCGAGTTGGCCAAGTCGCTCGAAGCGGCCGGCCACCACGCCGACGACGTCGCCCAGTTCCTGATGCGCTGCCTGTTCACCATGTTCGCCGAAGACGTCGAACTGCTGCCGCGGGACTCGTTCCGCCGCCTGCTGTGCAGCATCGACGACCTGTCGCATTTCGTGCCGCTGGCCGAGGAGTTGTGGCGGACCATGAACCGCGGCGGGTTCTCCAGCCTGCTGCGGACCAGCTTGCTGCACTTCAACGGCGGCCTGTTCGCCGACCCGTCCGCCCTGGCGTTGACGCGGGACCAGTTGGACCTGTTGATTGAAGCGGCCGGCGCCGACTGGAAGGACGTCGAGCCGGCGATCTTCGGCACCCTTCTGGAACGCGCCCTCGACTCGGTCGAACGGCACAAGCTGGGCGCGCACTACACGCCGCGGGCCTACGTGGAACGGCTGGTGATCCCAACCGTGATCCAGCCGCTGCGGGACGAGTGGGACGCCGTCCGCACGGCGGCGGTGACGCACGCCCGGGACGGCGACCGCAAGGCAGCGGTGGCCGAGCTGGAGGCGTTTCACGACCGGCTGTGTGATGTGCGGGTGTTAGACCCAGCCTGCGGCTCGGGCAATTTTCTGTACGTCACGCTCGAACATCTCAAGCGGCTGGAGGGCGAACTGTTTGCGACCTGGGAGAGCATCGCCGAGCGGCAGGCGCGGCTCGAAGGCGGCCATACCGTCGATCCGCACCAACTGTTGGGCATCGAGATCAACCCGCGGGCCGCCGCGATCGCCGAACTGGTGTTGTGGATCGGCTATCTGCAATGGCACTTCCGCACCCACGGCCGCGTGAATCCGCCGGAGCCGGTGATCAAGAACTTCAAGAACATCGAGTGCCGCGACGCCGTGCTCAGCTGGTCCAGCAAGCAGCCCGAACTCGACGAGCATGGGAAGCCCGTCACCCATTGGGACGGCCGCACCACCAAACCGCACCCAGTGACCGGCGAAGAAGTGCCTGACGAAAACGCCCGCGTGCTGTCGTTCCGGTACCTGAACCCGAAGAAGGCGGAATGGCCGGAGGCGGAGTTCATTGTGGGGAATCCGCCGTTTGTGGGCGTCGCGAGAATGCGGGAAGCGTTCGGCGATGGGTACGTAACGACGTTGCGGCAGACGTATTCAGAGCTTCCCGAGTCATGCGACTATGTCATGTACTGGTGGCACAAGGCGGCGGAATTGACTCGCACTGGTGCCGTGCGGCAGTTCGGCTTCATCGCCACAAACAGTCTGAGGCAAACGTTCAATCGACGGGTCATTCAGCCTCACCTGGAGTCTAACCCTCCGTTGTCAATCGTCTTTGCGATTCCTGACCACCCCTGGGTCGATTCGGCGTTGGGCGCGGCGGTGCGCATCTCAATGACCGTGGGATGCTGTGGCGAAAACGACGGCAAGTTGTCCGTCGTGACAGAGGAAGTTGATCGAGGTGAGATTGGAGCTGAAACCACCGTGGTGACACGAACTGGCAAAGTTCACGCCAATCTTACCTTGGGGGTCAACGTGGATCTCGCCGAGAGTCTGCGGGCCAATTCCGACCTCAGCAATCGTGGCGTATCCCTTTTCGGAGCCGGCTTCATCGTGACACCGGACGAAGCCAAGCGGTTGGGCCTTGGTACGACGCCGGGACTGGAACGTCACATCCGCCACTATCGCAACGGACGAGACCTGACGCAGACATCTCGCCACGTGATGGTAATTGACCTTTTCCAATTGAAGGCCGACGAGGTTCGCCAGCGATTCCCTGAAGTGTATCAATGGCTGTACGAGCGAGTGAAACCCGAACGCGACCACAATAACCGCGCATCGAGGCGCGACAACTGGTGGCTGTTTGGCGAAACGAATCCCAAATTACGACAACAGCTTGCAGGGCTGAAACGCTACATCGCCTCGGTTGAAACTGCAAAGCATCGTTTATTTCAGTTTCTCGACGAATCAATTCTTCCGGATAACAAGCTCGTCAACATTGCCTTGGATGATGCCTACTACCTTGGCCTATTGTCGTCGCACACTCATGTTTGCTGGGCGTTGGCTAGTGGAAGCTGGCTGGGGGTTGGCAACGACCCGGTCTACGTCAAGTCGCTCTGCTTCGAGGCGTTTCCTTTCCCCGACCCCACCGACACCCAGAAATCCCGCATCCGCGCTCTGGGCGAGCAATTGGACGCTCACCGCAAGCGGCAGCAGGAGTCGCATCCCAAGCTGACGATGACCGGGATGTACAACGTGTTGGAAAAGCTGCGGGCGGACCAACGGCTGGACGCGAAGGAGCAGGCGATCCACGAGCAGGGGCTGGTCTCGGTGCTGCGGCAGATCCACGGCGAGTTAGATGCGGCGGTGGCAGACGCTTACGGCTGGCCGGTTGACTTGACCGACGAGCAGATCCTGGAACGGCTAGTGGCCTTGAATCAACAGCGGGCCGAAGAAGAGCGTCGCGGCCTGATTCGCTGGTTGCGCCCCGAGTTCCAGAACCCGGAAGGCCGGACTCAACAAGCCATCGCCGCCGGGGAAACCGAGACGCCCACGACCGCAAAGAAGGCCGAGACAGCCAAGCGGCCCTGGCCCAAGTCGCTGTCCGCCCAAGCCGCCGCGGTCCAGACCACGCTGGCCGAACTAGCCGCGCCAGCCGACGAGGTCCAAATCGCCAAACGCTTTACCGCCGCCAACAAGGACCGCATCGCCGAACTGCTGGAAACCCTCTCGTCGCTAGGCAAAGCCCGCCAACTGGACGACGGCCGCTATGTGCCCATGTGAGCTGAAAGCTCTTGGCGGGTTGGAGCCTGGCGGGTGTGCCCCCCCGCGGTCCCCCCTACGCCTCCGGCCCAATATTGCCAGGTACTACGGCAGCACGGCGGTGGCCATCTCGTGGTTGAAGTCCGAGAAGAACGTCGCCAGCATGATCTCGATCACCGTGCGTTTGATCCACGGCTGAGGCCGTGAGCCCCGCTCCCATGATTCACTTCCAGTTTTCGATGGCACTCGTCGCTGCCCAGCTCGAACTTCCCGAGGTCCTGGGGGATGGTGTCCAGGTCGAGGCCGGTCTCTTGCTTCCAGACTTGGCGAACCACGTCCACCATCCCGTCGCGGAACCGCGTCGCTGGTGGCGTCGAACCGCTGGACTTCGCAGCGGCGGACGAAGCGGTCGGTCAGCTTGTGGAGGTTGTTCTGCTCGCCACACGCGGCAGTATGTGGTATGCTGTGGCCATGACTAAGCCGCAGAACACAGACGGTTCGGAACGTGAAGACCGGCCGGGAAAGACCCGCACCTGGTGGCATCCGCTGTTGGCGCGGCTGCTGGATTACGAGTTGGCAACGGGCTACGCCGTGCGGGACGAGGTGCTGGTCGGCAAGTTGCCTTTGCGGGTTGATATTCTGCTGATTCGTCGTGAGGCGGGGCAGCTGTCCGAGGCCGGGCGGCGCGATCTGTCGGTGCTGGTGCCGCTCTTGAATCGCTTTACGCTGATCGAATTCAAGGGGCCGACGGACACGTTGGAACCAGGGGACTTGGCACAACTGGCCGGCTGCGCTTTCCTGTGGCACAGCCAGCAGGCGGAGCGTGTTCCGCAGGCGGACGTGTCGCTGATCGTTTTGGCGCCGAGTGTCAACGAAGGGGTCCGTGACGAGTTGCGGTGCTTGGGTTGGGAGATCCGCGAACACGAGGCGGGCGTGCATTGCATCACCGGCGGCCCGTTCACGATGTGGCTGATTGAAACGGACGTGATGGCGGAACTCGGACAGCCGGTTTTCTCGCTGGTGAGCCGAGTTTTCCTGAAAGAGCACGAGCGTATAATAGAACAACTGACGCGAACGGGCCACGGAATGCTGCTGTGCTACACGCTGCAGCAGATTGAGCAGTTTCGCAGTTTGGGGGAGGAGTTTGTCATGCAGCACGCGGACACGGAATATATGGGCGAGTTGGAAGAGGAACTGCAGACGGCGGTACTGGAGGCGATTCCCGTCGAAAGACGTTTGCGGGGGCTGCCTGCAGAAGAACGCTTGCGGGGGCTGCCTGCAGAAGAACGCTTGCGGGGGCTGTCGCCGGAAGAGGTGCTTCGGCGTTTTACGCCCAGGGAAGTCCTTGGGCGACTCACGCCCGAGGAGCTTGCGGGTGGGCTGAGCGATGAGCAGGCCGAGCGGCTTCGGGAATTGCTGGAACGTCGGCAGCGTAGCTGAGACGGAGCTGCTTGCGCCGTCTGGACATAACTGCCGACGGGTGAGGATGTTGCGAACGACTTTTCAGGCACGCCACCAATCGAAAGTGGCGTGCTTTTCTTTTGCTGCTGGCACCGGTCAGGCCCGGTTTCGCCCGCGGTTTCTGCTGGCGGGAAACTCCGCGACTTTCGTGCTGCCGTAGGATGCGACCAGCTTGGGCTTGCGTTCCTGGCGGACGATCGGCACGGTGAAGGAGGCGGGCAGCGGATCCCCGGTGCGGAGGTAGGGGGCGATCTGCTGGAGGGCCAGCGCGATCGAGTATTCGTCGCTGCCCAGCTCGAACTTGCCGAGGTCCTGGGGGATTGTTTCCAGGTCACAGCCGGTCTCTTGCTTCCAGATCTGGCGGACTACGTCGACCATGCCGTCGCGAAAGTCGTCGCTGGTAGCATCGAACCGCTGGACTTCGCAGCGGCGGATGAAACGGTCCGTCAGCTTGTGGAGGTTATTCGTGGTGAACACGACTACCGTCTTGGCGGGGAGCTTTTCGAGGCCGTCGAGCCACATCACTTCGGCCTGTGGGGTCATGCGGTCGGCTTCGTTGATGATGACAACTTTCCAACCGCTGCCGGCCATCGGGCGGAGGTGCATTCGCCGCAGGAGGTCTTCGACCGCGCGGCCGTCCTGCGTGCCGCTGGGGATTTCGACCACGCCGCCCCAGTCCGGATCGCAGCCCAGTTCGTTGGCGAGCGCCCAGGCGGCGGCCGTTTTGCCGACGCCGCTGGAGCCGGCGAAGATGAAGGCGTTGGAATGCGGGGCGGCTGCGAAGGCGGAGAGGCTGCGGATGACGGCCGCCTGGCCGTGGATGTCCGCCAGCCGGGCGGGCTTGTGGCGGGCCAGCAGGTTGCCGTTGCGGCGTTCTTTGTCCTGTTCCGGCGATTTCTGGAGGCCGCTGGGATTCGTTCTGGCTGCGTTGGATTCGGCTGGGGGTTCTGAATCCTGTTTTTCGGCTGGATGCGTGGGGACCGACGTTTTGCTCGTGGAAAACGACGGGGTTTCGGGGGTGGTTTTCTGCTGGGCGTTGCTGGCCGCTGGGGACGCTTGGGGGGCGTGCTGGACGGCTTGGGGTTTTGGGTCTGCCGGGTGCGCGGGATGCGTGGATGGGGCGGGGTTGCTCGGGGAATGGGACGGGGGGGCGAGGGGGTTGTCGGCGTCTTGGAAAGACGCGGCTACGTGGGGGGACCAGCCGGGTTTCTGGACGGCGACCATGACGGCCTTGACGCCGGTTCGGCGGAAGGCGTTGGAGCTGTTGAAGGCATCGTCCGGGAGTTCCACCACGTCCCCGTCCATTTCTTCCAGCCACGCGCGGAAGCCGGTTGCCCGGCTGGTCTGGCGGAAGCGGAAGCCGTTGGACATGATGGCGACCAGGCGGCCGCCGGGCTTGACGTGGTTGAACGCCTGGCGGACGTTGGCCATGTCGGCGCCCTTCTCGAACGGCGGGTTCATCAGCACGCGGTCGTACTGGCGGCCGTTGCCGGTCCATTCGGTGAAGTCGCCGCCAACGACGGCGTGGCCTTTGGCTTTGAGGATTTTCTGCAGCGCGGGCCGCAGTTCGATGGCGTCGAGGTCGGTGTGGGGGAATGCCTGCTTGACGCGGTCGCAGATGGAGCCGATGCCGGCGGAGGGTTCGAGGACGGTCTGGCCGTCGTGCATGTCGGCGGCGGCGAGCATCAGGTCTATCACGGGGTCGGGGGTGGGGAAGAAGCCTTCGATGTTGGCGTTGCGGAGCTGGTCGATCATGTGTTTGATTTCGAGCTGGCGGGCAGAATTCACCGGGGGGCTGACGCCGCCCCGCTCGCCCGGCTGCTGCGCCGGAGTCTTGGCGTTGTCGGCCAGGACGCGGACGGCTTGGGCTTCGGGGGTGCCGTCGATCCAATCTGGTCCGTCCACGTAGTAGCCGTGGTAGCCGTTGCTGACCATGACGCCTTTGCGGGCGGCGATTTGCAGGAAGCGGTCTTTCGTGGGGACGAAGTTGGCGAGGGCGGCGGGGCGGTCGCCTTGTTCGAGCATGGCGGAGTAGGCGCGGATGAATTCGGCGGCCCGCTGGAGTTGGGCGCCTTCGCGCTCGGCCGAACGGGCGTGTTTCAGCATGCGGGGCGTATGCGCGGGGCGATCGCGGAACTTGTCGGCGACTTGCCGGTCGAGGGTTTCGGCGAGCCTCTGGAGGGCGGCGGGGGAACGGCGGGCGGGGGTCTTCGCGGCGGCTTTGGTTGTGTTGGTGCGGGACATGGTTTGGTTCGCTTTCGTTTTGAATGTGAGTAATGGGACGAATGGGACTGATGCGAGTAATGGGGTTGCAAGAACGAAAACGGGTGCCCGTGTGAAGGCGGGCACCCGTGGGGATGCTGACTGCCGAGCCGGGCGGACGCTGACGGCTTCAGTCTTCGTGGGGGTACATGATCGTGATGCAGGGGGCGCCGTTGTCGTCGCCGCCGATGACGGCTTTCAGGGTGACGAGCTTGGCGCGGGGGTGGCGTTCGGAGCCGATCGGGATGTTGGGGACGACTCGCAGGCGGTAGAGGATCTCGCTGCGGTCGCGGCCGCCGGAGCGGACGGCACAGACGAACATCCAGAGGACGTCCCACAGCCGGCCTTTGATGTCCTGGCAGGGGGCGAGTTGCTGGCCGTCGCCTTCGATGGGCGAGACGCAGTCGGCGAAGGCCGTGGTGGTCATCGCGACCGGGATGGTGATGCCGACTTCGCGAACCATCGCGGGGACCCAGGCGTCGGTCGTGGCGCTGAGATCAACCAGCACGCCGTCGGCGATGGCTTGCTGGCGGGTGTAGGCGTGGATGATGGGGCCGAACAGGTTTTCTAAGGGAGTGGTCATGGTGGGGTTCCTTTCGCGGGAATGGGAATGATGGGACCAAGGGGACTTATGGGAGCGAGGGACGGTCAGAACAGCTCTCGCGTGGTGCGGACGGTACCTTTGCCTTTGGTCTGGGCGACAGGCTTGGCGCCGCCCCGCTTCAGCTCCCAGAGGCGGTAGGCTTCGTCTTCGTAGGGGTCTTTTTCAGCGGGCTCGGGGACGAGTCGCGTGCTCTCGGTGCGGAAGTATTCCAGGCCGCGGCCGAGGGCTTTGCCGCGGCTGGTGTGCTGGTCGCAGGTCCACTCGGGCACCTGGGGCGTGTAGCCTTCGAGCTGGCTGCGGAGGCCGACGGCGGCTTGGAAGTGGTCCCCTTCGCGGGACTTGGGGGCGCGGCATAGGGCGCGGATGGCGGTGCCGACGGCCATTCGCCACTGGCCGAGCTTGTCGGGGTTGTACCAATCGCGGGCTTGCTCGCAGCAGGTGTGGACAAGGGGGATGACGCTGGGGCAGGCGAGGCCGATGTCTTCGTGGCTGATGATCTCCAGCCGGTTGGTGAGCCACGTGCCGAATGCCTTGGACGTGTGGCCCATCTCGCAGGCCATCTCCATCGCTTCGCGCTCGAGGCCGCGGCGGATGAACTTCTGCAGCGAGCTGATGCAGTCGTGAGGTGACATGCCGTGGATGGTTTTGGGAATCATGGTCATGGGACGGTCTCCGTGAGGTAAGGGAAGGGGGAAACACAGGGGCGAGGGACCGGTGGGCTGACGCCACACCGCTCGCCGGGGAAGGGACAGAGCCCGCCGAGGGCGTTTCACCCCCGGGGTCGGATGATCCGAGCGGGCTGGGGGTCAGGGGTCGAAGCCGAGTCCGGCTTCGGCCATGCTGAGGTAGCGGCCGGGCTCGCCGATGATGACGTGGTCGAGCACGCGGATGTCGAGCAGCTTGCCGGCTTCGATCAGTCGCCGGGTCAGGGCGATGTCCTGGCCGCTGGGATCGGGGTCGCCGCTGGGGTGGTTGTGGCAGAGAATCACGGACTTGGCGGCGATGCCGATGGCGGGCCGGAAGACTTCGCGGGGATGGACGATCGTTTGGTCCAAGAGTCCGAGCGTGATCAGCTCGACTCGCAGGATGTGTTGCTTCGTGTCCACGAACAGCGCCCAGAAGTGTTCCTTAGCTTGGTCAAGCTCGCTCTCGGCTTGCAGGATGGCCCAGAACACGGGGGCGACGTCGGCGGGTTGGCAGATCTGTTTTTTCTTGGTCTTCAGTTGCATGGGAGTTGCCTTTCGGTTGGAAGTGAGGGACTGGCAAACGAAGAGAGACAAGCGGAGCGGTTGCGCTGGGCTTGCCTCTTGCCAGGACGTGAGGGCGGTTAGCGGGCTTCGACGTTTTCCCGCTCGCGTTGCTTCAGCCACTGCTTCCATTCGCGGTCGGCTTTGCGCTGGGCGGCCTGCTCCGCCCGGATCTCGGCTTTGGTCTTCGGCTTCGGGGGCTCGACGTTGACCGGCTCGGGCGTGGGCTCGTCGGAGACGATGGGTTCCGGCTCCAGCTCCGGCGGCGGGGGCGGCGGGTCTCCGATGCCGGCCAGCCGCTTCAGGGCTTCGCGGGCGAGGTAGACGGCCCCGTATTCGCTGTAGACGCCGGAGATGATGATGGCGTTGGGGTCGTTGGTGACCAGCGTGATTTCCGATCGCATGGGCGGACGCGGCCTGCCAAGGGTCTTGCAAGGGGCGCCGTTCAGGCACTTGGCACGGAACATCAGGCTGCGGTAGAACCAACCAGAGACGGCGGCCGCGAAGGTGGCGATGTCCAGTGGGTCGCCAGCCCGCTTCAAGCAGACCGCGTTGCAGTGGCCGGTGCGATCCGAGTAGCACTTGTCCGCACAGTGAACGACCCACAATTCCACGCGGAAGTCGGCTTGTTCCAGGACGTGGGTCATGGCGATCGCGGCCGCGCCCCGCCAGAGGATGTCTTCGTGGTCGATGCTGGCGTTGGCGTTCAGGTCGATCACGATGGTGACGGTCTGCGGGCCAGCCGTGTTCTGGCGTTCGCATCGCCGCCAGAACTCTTGTCCGGACCGCAGGCGGTCGTAATCGAGTTCGCTGCCGTCGTCCTGGGCGAATCGCGTCTTGCGTTTGCGGGACTTGGGTTTGGGCAGGTCCGTGGATTCGAGTTGCTCGACCATACGTTCCACGATCTGGCAGCCGTCGTCCCACGGTGACCGGGCGGCCGAGTAGACGTCGGGCCACGAGTAGAAGGACCGGCCAATCCAGTCCAGTCGGCCGAACGGGTTGACGTTCTTCGTTGTGCTTTCGCGAACGGCTTGGCAGCTCGCGATCAGGTCTTCCACGCTGTCGAACGTGCGGACGTGTGTCTGGTAATTCTGCTGGTAGTACATGCTTCACCCCCGTGCCTTTCGGATTTCGTCGTCTCGCCAACCACTGAACAGCTTGCTGTCAACCTTGTCGTAGGACCAACCGGCCTGAACCATGCGGTGTGCCTTGATGATGAACCGCGTGCTGACGATCCGTTCGAGGCGGTTGCGTCGGGCGTTCTCGCGGTAGGCCAGCAGGCGGGCGTACAGCTCCGCGTCCGGGCAGAGTTGGCGTTCCAAGCTCTCGTCGTAGTCCATTGGGACGGTCCCGATCCGGAAGCGATCGAGCGTGCTTTCGTCCAGCTGGTTGCGGCCCACATACTGGCGGTCCGCGCCGCGGCCGAACGTGTTGGCGGCGGCGATGCAGATGAAGTCGGGGTGCCGCTTGGCAACCGGCTTGTCGTGTCTGCTGGGGACGGACAAGTGGCCGTTGGCCAAGGCGCTGTTGATGACGAGTAGGACGTTGCTGTCGGCGGCGTCGATCTCGTCGAACAGGAAGACGCCCCCGTTCTCGTAGCAATCGAGGAACTGCGTCCCTTGGAACTCGAACTGCCCGTGCTCCCCGGCGGGGACGCAGCGGCCGAGCAGCTGCGATTCCGACATGCCGGCCGAGCAGGAGATGGAGCCGAACCGCAGGCCGAGGGCGTCGGCGACTTGCTTGGCAAGGTGCGACTTGCCGCAACCGGCCGGACCCGGCAGGAAGATGTCTTCCCGGACGGAGGCGAGTTCGAGCACTTCGGGGAAGATCGGATGGACGGCCCCTTCGATCCGGACGGGGTCGCGATCGGGCTGGCGGATCTCCAGCACCTTGAAGCCGCCGGACTGTTCGAGCTTGGCTTCAAGCTGTTCGACCCGGCTGGTCAGGCTGGCGATCCGTTCCTTGGCGTCTTCGGTCAGGTCCGCGGCCGGGGCCGGGTGGTTGTCTTCTCCGTCGCCGTTTCCGCCGGGGACGGCGTGGTAACAGTCTGCGTGTGCCCAGCGTTGGGTTCCGTTGGCAAACTTGCGGACGAGTCTGATCGGCTCGCCCTTTTCGATCTGCTTGAAGCAGATGGCGCACTTTGCCTTGACGGTGGCGAGTTCGTGCTGTAGGGTAACGGACATTGCATTTCTCCTTGCGTCGTAAGGGGGAATGAAAAAGGCCCGGTGCGGGGGCAACCGCATCGGGCCAGTTTCGTTTGGGGACAGGGTTCGTTTAGGGACTAGGGAAGGACATCGACTTCGAGCAGCTGGCGGGCGCCGCCGCATTCGGCTTTCAGTCGTTTCCAAGCCAACTGGCGGGCTTCGGTCAGGGTTCCGGTGGCGGCCACGGTCTGGCTGCTGAAGCGGCCGTTGCCGTCGGTGAAGTGAAGGTCCAAGTACCACTGGCCCCAGCCGCGGGGCTTGTGTCCGTGGGCGAATTCAAACTGTTCGGTGTTCGTGCGTGCCATGTGCGTGCCTTTCGTGTGAGGACTTGGGTTTCGTCGCACCTCATCAGGGCAGGCTGCGAATGCCTGCCGACCCAAGGGGGAGCGTTTACCACCGCTCCCCGATCTGGTCTTGCCTTGCTAACCAGCCGGGCCTTGTTCCGGTCTGCCACCCACAAGTGAGGAGGTCTGGTTTGGGCGTCCTTGCCGCGTAACTTGGTTGTCAAAGATCGCTTGGAGTTAGCTGACTTTGGTTCCGGCTTCTGTGTGTGCGTAGTGCCAAAGCCAACTTCCACTGTCCCTAATTTCGACTGTCCTTCGGGGGGTGACAACCCGACCTGAACGTGTTGGAACAAGATTTTTCAAAATTCCCCGACCGGGGGTGGCGCGTTGCCGTTATTTCCCTGGACAGAATGCGTTGTGGACCGATTGGTCATTTGGAAAAATTTTTGCGAGAAGGCGGAGAAATGCCGTGTTTTGCGGGCTGCTGGCGGTCCGCGCAGGACGATTTCTGCGCTGGCGGGCGGGGACTGGACGGGGCCGCACGGGGGCCAAAGCTGGCGCGGAGCGACTGAGAAGCACGGCTGGAGCCGGGGCCGGCTGGGCGGGGAGTTGCGTTCGCCCAGCCGGACACCCGGCGATGTTTCCACTACGCCTTCACGGTGTGCCGCCGGGTCGCCAGGATGTCGGCGGCCGCGGCGGCGATGTTCACCACGTCGGCGATCCAGCCGACGGCCAGCGATTGCTCGACGCGGTCGCGAGGGGCGGTGCAGAGCTGGTCGTAGTCGAGGACCGGGATGTTGAGCGCCGCGGCGGACTGGCGCATCAGGATCCAGCTCACCTCGTGGGCGCGTTTTGCCCTGGCTGTCAGGTCCCCGGTCTGGCGCACGATGTGGCCGCGGTCGGCCAGGGCGTTGTAGATGGCGTCGTACCAGGCGAGCACGCGCAGGCGGCTGGGCGGAAAGACGCTGGACGCCGCGCGGTAGAGCATGACGATGCGGAAGTGGCGGGCGTACCAGGCGACCTTGAGCGGGGAGAAGTTTTCCTTGTCGAAGTTGTACGGCTCCGCGGCCCACGTCGTGCGGTATAGCGATTCGAGGGTTTCGACCTGGCGGTCCCAGGGCACGCCGATGTTGGCGTAGCACGAGGCCAGCTCGCAGCCGAAGGCGGCTTCGAGCCTGGTCCCGTGCCGCGGGTTGCAGATCGGGTTGAAGAACTCTTTGTGGTAGTACCGCAGGCCGCCTTGCCGCGCAAGGATCGGGCAGAGCCAGTCGGTGCCCGAGTTCGGCAACGACAGAATCAGATACTGGTCGCGTGCTTGACCCATCGGGGGATCGCCTTTCCAAGTGCCTGAGTGTGCGGGTCGCCGTAGTTCACCAGCACGGCCGCCAGCTCGTTCATGCAGTCGGCGGGCGTGCCGGCGCGGAGCGTGACCGCGTCCACGTCCTTCCAGAAGGTCTCGTTGCGTTCGATGCCGGCGGCTTCCTTGACCAAGTTGCGGAACGGGTTGCTGGCCCGATGATGGTCCACGACGGGGAGGCCGACGGAGACATGCCAGCCGAGGTGGTCGCAGACCTTTTTCAAGATCACGCCGCCCCAGATGTCGTCGAACCGGTCGTAGGGCTGGCCCTGTCCCATCAGCGGCAAGTACATCAGCGGCAACGCCTCGCGGCGGAACGCCACGTTCATGGTGCTGATCGGGACGTACTGGCCGCGGGCGATGATGCGGGGATACGCCACGGGGTGAAACGGCCGAAGGTCCGCAGCCAGGACCAGGCTGTGCGGGGCGTCGTAGTCGCCAACGGTCTGCCACAGGCCGGCATTGACGTGGACGGACTGGAGACAGCCCCGGTTGCGATACGGGACGCCGCGAGCGGTCATGTTCAGCGCGGACGTGACCCAGCGCGGCATCCGCAGCAGAGCGTCCAGGTGGGCCTGCATAAAGGCGTCACCGGCCGGGTAGCAGTCGTCGTCGATGGTGGCGATCACGTCGGCGCCGCGGCGGGCGGCTTCGAGGTAGCCCGCGATCCTGATGCCGGCGTTCTTGCGCGAGACGATCCAGGCGTCGTCGCCCAGGTCCCGTTCGATCGAGTCCCACGACAGGACGCAGGCGGCCTCGGGCACGCGGGGCGCTTCCGAGGCCGGTCCGTCCCATACGACGATCAGCTCGTCCCAGTCCTTCGCGGACTGCCACCGCTGGCAAAAGGTCTCCAGGCAGTCGGCCCGGTTGCTGGGAATGACAAGCACGTTCATGCGTTCACCTCAAATTTGACCATCGGATTGGAGCGTTCGACCTTGAGCCCCACGGCGGAGCCGGCCTTCGACTTGATGTAGCCCGCTCGCTTGCGGGCCACGAACTGGCCCCACTTGCGATACAGCCGTTTGGTGCTCTGGTTGAACCGGTCGTGAGACAGCTGGCCCGCATTGCCGCCGCGGCCGGCGAAGATCCGGCCGTGGTCGAAATACCACCGCATGTCCTGCAGGCAGATCCGATCTTCGAGCAGGGTCTGCAGGGCGAAGTCGATGTCGGCCCGGCCGGGCAGCTCGGGATCGAAATGCCGCTGCCGCGCCGGCCCCCGCAGCCCGAACGAGCACATGACCGGCGCGGTGAACCGGAACGGCAGGTAATCGGGCTCGATGTTCACCACGTTGCGGGTCCGCGACCAGCAGAAGACGCCGATGTCCAGGTCCGCGGCCACCTGGTGGCCGTTGTGGATGATGTGGGCGATCAGCTCCGGGTCCGTCACCTTGACCTGCTTTCCGATCTGCGGGTAAACACCCTTCATGTCGTCGTCCACCATCACGAGGCAGTCTTCCTGGATCGTCTGGTTCAGCCAGTTACGGATCGCGATGATGCCAGGCAGGTTGTCGTGGACCAGCAGCCGGCCGGCGCCAACCGCGGCCGCATAGTCCCGCTCTTCCCGCTTGGCCACGCACACCACGGCGTCAGGCAACAGCGAGAGCATCCGCCGCATGTTCTTGACCCTGGCCCGCGACGGGACCACGATCTTCCGTGACTCGCTCATTGATTAACCCCTGAATCAACTCGATCAGCGTCGAGGCTTTCACGCCGCGGCCGATCCCGAATTTCGGCTTCCGTGTGCTGCGCCGAACCGTCTTCAGGTCCAGCAGGTCCATCAGGATGTTCCATTCGTTCGTGTTGCTGGCCAGCACGATCACGTAGTCGTAGTGTTCGTGCGGCCGCAGGTACATCGCTTCGGGGCCTTCGGTGGCGTCCTCTTCGCCAGTCGGTTCCTCGGCCGCCGCCCGGTCGAGCCGGGCCATCATCTCGTCGATCAGCTTGCGCAGCTCGGCTTCCTCTGCCTCCAGGCCGCCCAGCAGTTGCCGCTGCAGGTCTTCGTCCGTCTCCGCCATCTCGGCGGTCGGGTGCAGCGTGGCGATCACGATGTCCGCCTCGGCTCGCGTCAGGTCCGTGACGGCCACGGGCCACACCTGGTCCGGACCCAGCCGCTGGCGGAGGTGGCCGTCGTACAGCATCAGCCGCGACGAGTCGCCCGCCGGCCCCAGGCCGTCCGCGGGGAAGGCGAGCGCCACGTCGATGATGCCGACCTCCTGCAGCAGGCCGGTGACGGCCGCGCCCTGCTCTACCGGATGCGTGCGGTAGTTCAGCGGGTGCGGTTCGCACTCACCGATGCGGACGCGGCGGAGTTCTTTGATGCGGTCGCGGAAGGCCATTTGGTTCGATTAACCCCAAAGGAAGGAGTATGTATGGTATGGGGGCTATGGGGGGGGGAACTGCCCTGTTGCTGATCAATAAAGAACCTGCCCTAGGGGGGGTGTGCAATGCGTCTTTCCCCTTCGTTTTCAGCCCGATTCTGTGTTGCCAACGATGATGTCTCGAAACGGTTTGACGGGGCAATCTACGAGGCAGGCCGGTCCTTGCGGGGACGAGCAGCGGCAATCTTCGCACTCCAGCGTTTTAATGCGGCTCTCCAACTCTTCTGCCCTTTGAATCCTGTTTCCGTCCTGGTCGTATCCTGACGCGATGTAGGCCAGTAGGAATGGACGATAGGCCGGTCGGATTCCCTGATGCTGCAGCTGGAAGTCGATCAGGTGGGCGATTTCGGCGGCCGTGACTCGCATCATGCTTCACCCGGGGGTTCATGCCTGCCGTGTGTCTCGGGTGTCCCGTGTATCGCTGTCTTTCCAATTCCGGCCGCAGGGGGCGTCTTGGATCGTGTCCGAGACCCTTGCCAGCGTCCGCTCGACTCGTTCGATCAGCTGGACCAGCGTCGTGAGCGTGAAGTTGACGATCTTGTAGAGCGCCCACATCATGGCGCCGATCAGGACCAGCGTCAGGGCGGCCCACAGGCCCCAGCGTTCGGCCATGTTGCTGAACACGCCGACTTCGCTGTCGGCTGCGAGCAGCACCGTGGAAAGCGAGGCGCAGGAGCCGACGATGATGAAGTAAACCAGTTTGGCCATGTGAGTTCGTTTCTATCGCTGAAGTCTATCGCTGTAGTACGGACATGATGATCGAAAGAGGCCGGCCGCAACCCGAACGTTGCGGCCGGCGGGGGGGCAACGGGCAGAACGCCAGACGAGAATCAACGGCAGAACCGCCCGACGGCACGCGCGGCTCTGCGGAGCGGTTTGGCGGCTCGGAGGGCTCGGATCGGCGCAGCGGCGATGCGGGCGGCGTTGCGCAACGGTTGACCGGACTTCAGCCTCGTTGCCGTTGGCTTGGCGGCCGCTTGTGGGACGGCACAGCTGCGAGACTGGCAGGCGGCTGCGGGCGCGACGTACGCGGCGATGGGCGCGTCGAGAGTCCAGCTTTGCTCCGGGGCAACGGGCAGCGGGGCGTCGGCGTGGCTGGCGCAGGAACAGGCCGCCAGCGTCAGGGTGACCAGGGCGAGTAGCAACAGGATCGGTCGCATGAAACGGTTCTCCAAAAGTGAGGGTGGGAAAAACGGTTGGTGTTTGGTAGGTCCCCGCCTGGCGCCAAGGAGTAGGCGGGCTTGGCGCTCAGGCGGGGAAGCGGGGCACGGCCCGCGGCGTGTGCTCAGGCGACGGAGAAGGCTTCCGCCATCGCTTGGGCGTAGACGTTGCCGGCGTCGCCGTCAGCCAGCAGTTCTGCTCGGTCGTTCAGTTCGTCGAGCATGGCGGTCATCAGGGCGGTACCGGCCTTCTGGACGCGGCGGAAACCGTCGATGCCGGCCTCGCGGACCGCGCGGTTGCAGCGGATGCGGAGTCCGACCAGCTGCAGGGCGGAACGATCGCCTTCGGCAAACGCCTTGAGTTCACTCGGTTTGTCGAAGCACTTCGTGATCAGTTCGACAACCGCGGGCAGAACCGCTGGCAGAACCAGTTCGATCCAGCCGACCTTTTGCGCGCGGGCCGCGACGGCACCGGCATACGCTTCCAATACTCCCGACATGAGAATTCCTCCTTAGCACAAAATATTGACCGGTTTCTTACCCCAACGACGCACTCGAACGGGGGTTGTCAATGCGCGCTCGACGCTCCACCCTAACTTCAACCGTCCGAATATCACTAGCCTGGAAATACCAAGCATTTCTCCCCATTCAGTAACGGACCTCGTTTGGCCATTGAACGTCACTTGGGTTCCATTTGTCTTGTTCCTGTTCTGCTCCTTCACGGTTGCCCAGCGGCAGTTTTCAGGCTCGTATCCTCTGTTCACATCAATACGATCGAGAGACATGCCTTCCGGACGTGGCCCCATGTCGTTCAAGAACGATTCAAACGACGCCCACCGCTCGCAGACGACAATTCCACGTCCGCCATAATGTGAAAACTGCGGGTGTTTTTCGCTGTAACAGCGGTCCATCATGTGCTGCCATGATGCGTACTCTCGTCTATTTGAAACCGCCGCTCCTTTCCATCGCTTGTCCCTCGATCCTTCACGGCAAACGATTGCCGACTTCCCACAACCTGTTATCGCGCCAACCGCAAGATGATCGATCCGCACAGCTTTCTCGAAGCCACAAGAACACCTGCACCAAGCAACTGGACGAATCCGCTTTCCACGCTGCTCACGCCCAAGGGATACGACCGTCAAACTTCCGTACTGATTTCCAACTTGGACAGTGTCAATCAATTTGTTGCGCTTACCCACGTCGAGCCTCCGTAACAGGCTTGACCACGCCCCTGTGGTAGCCGCCACGCGGGGCAAATCTGCTAAATCACCCCAATGTTGGCAGTCCAATATCTGGGCGTGTAGCGACTTCGAGGATTACGTACATCACAAGGCTTCCAAACACTCGTTCCGAGTCATAGCCGAATCCAGAGTCTCCGAAACTCTCTCCCCAGCTGTTCGCATAGGCGGCGACAGGGCTGTTGCCGCTGAAGTCCAAGTACACATACGGCACGCAGTGCTTGGACCGGCCGACGATGCCCGTGCGGCGTTTCAGCAGGGCGCTGGCGATCATTTCGGTGCCCTGGGCTTTCGCGGCCCGGGTGACCCGGAACAGGCGCGCGGTGTCCTTCCAGCCGGCGGGACGGGACCAGCGGTAATCCAGGCCGGGGAAGCACACCGGATAGCGGCGGCGGTTTTCGGGCGTATCCAGCGGCAAGGGACCGGTCTGCTGGGCGAAGGCCATGCCATCGGAGATGTAGGCGCCCGACATCAGCGTGCTGCCGATCTGGTCGTAGATCGACATGCCGCTGAGGGCCACGCGGTGCTTGCGGCCGTACACGCGATTGCAGTGGCTCTCGACGGCCTGGCCGGTGCCGAAGCCCACGCAGCCCGAGGTGCGCCCCTGCGAGTAGATCTCCGCGATGGTCGCCCGCAGATCGGCGCGGATCGCCAGGGCCAGGTCCCGCCACTGGGAACGAGGCACCATTTCGTCGCGGCAAACCTCGTCGTACCAGGGCAGGGAATCGTAGGCGGCCAGCAACTGGCTCTCCGGCTGCATGTTGCAACCGAGGCCGTGGTCGTCGGGGACAACCGCCTCGAAGTCCAGGTCGATCCATTGCGACAGACTCACTTCGTCACCTCCGCGACTTTGGCTTCGATTTCCGCAGCCGTTTTGGCCAGCGGGCCGTTCCACAGCAGCACGGCTCCGTTGCCGTCCGCCTTGGCTCGCGAAATGAACACCCACGGCAGCGGTTTCCCGGCGGGGATCTTGGCGACATACGCCTTCACACGGGCATCGTCGGCCGCGGGGCTGAACTCCAGGTGCGTCACGTCGCTCTGACGGCTGTCGGACCAGGTGCGGAGCTTCGAGAGCACTTCGGCCTCGTCGACCGTCAGATCGGCTGCGTCGCGGATGATCACGATCGCCACCGGGCCGGTGGTCTGCGACGGCGCGATCGGAACGTCTTCCGGTTTCGGCGGAGCGACCGGGGCCACGGCGCCCAGCGTCTTGACGGTCACTTGCGGCTGGGGGAACTTCTGATCCGGCGGGAAGTAGAGCACCAGGTACGCTCCGGCCGGGCCTTCCCAGACGATGCCGGCGCCCTGGTTGATCGGCTCGGCGGCGACGGGCAGCATCGAGGGCGAGGCGAACACGAGCCAGCCGCCAGCCTTCTCGGCGATCACTACGCCCACGGCCTTGTCGGGCGCGGACGGGAACTCTTTCGAGGCCGTCAGCGACTGGCCGTAAGACGCGGCCGTCAACAGCAGAGCGGCGAGAAAGGCGAGCGGTCCGAGTGGTCGCATGTTTCGTACTCCGCAAGGCCGGGCGGCATCCTGCCCGCATCTTGCTCCCGGCAAATCCAAGAAACAAAAAAAGCCCGCAGGAAGGCGACACTCCCACCCGACCATCACTGTCGGATCAAGTGCCGCCATCCTGCGGGCTCTGTTTTGAATTTAGAGTCAGGCGCGAGAAGTGTCAATCGCATCAGCCGATTTTTTCTCACGATGTGATTTGCATTCGTTAGTGAGTTTACGCAACTCACTGCGAACGATCGTCATATCATCGGGCGCCGAGATCTCAAGTCTCGCTCGCCCACCCACAACTCTCACCTTGATGTGGATATGATCTCCGATATCGACGCCCTCTCCGTTGCTGCGAGTGAGTACCAGTGCCATGTTGCTTCCTTTCGATTCGAGTACCTCGTTATCTCTCGCCGTCGAGAATCACCTCCGCCGCCGCATCGTCAGCATCTTCGACCCGTTCGTCGAAAGCGCCGAACCGGCTGAGCACGCTGACCTCCGGAACAACCCAGCGTTTTTCGGGCGTTCCCGCTCGTTTCCGCCGCTGCTGCTCGCTCCAACCGGCCTGAATCCGCTCGCAGGCACGGCGGATTTCCTGCTCGGTCGGCGGGGGAACGGTTGGTATCCCATCACAATCTCGATATCCGGCCATGCGTTGACTCCTTTCGCTTGACTCGATTGCTCACTACTGGAACGGAAACGGCCTGCTGGAACGGCGGTGGAACAAAGCAAGTCGTTACGCACAATGAACTTACGTCGCGTGTTCCACCTGTGTCGCTTGTTACGCCGAAAAATGGAGGCCATACATGGAAAGATCAACTTGGGGTCACATACACGGTCATACATGAAAAAACTCAT